TTTTGCTAGAGTTGCAAAAGAACATAATATAAAAAGAGTTCAAACTGCAATTAGAAAAGATTTTACTAAAGGTCAAAGATTTGCAGAGTGGTTAGGTTTAGAGAACGAAGGTTTAATGAGAAAATTTGGTTTTGATGGTTCTGATCAATATATGTATGCGAGGATATTTTAATGGGTTTTGTATTTGATATTGCGGCAGCACAACAACAATCTGCACTTGGTAAATATAATCAACAAGTTTATAATAGAAATGCTCTTGTAAAAGAACAAGAAGCTGAAGCAATAAAAAAACAAACTGAATTTGATATTGCTAAATTTGATCAACAATTTGAACAATTAACAGGACAAACAAAAGTATCTACATTAAAATCTGGTGTAGAATTATCTGGAAGTGCTTTAAATATTTTAAGATATAATGCTGAACAAGCAGAAGTACAAAAAGACGTAATGGAATATAATTCACAAGTTTCTCAAGCAAGAAAAATAGAAGAAGCAAACTTTGCAAGAATAAGCGGAACTATTGCAAGAAGAAGAGGTGATATTGCTGCACTTGGTTCTTATGCTAGAGCTGGAGAAAGTTTATTAAGAATAGGACAAGCTACAGGTAAAATACCACAATTTTAAAATATTATGAGAAACTATAAATCAGAATATAAAAATTATCACTCTACAACAAAGCAAAAAAAAGATAGAGCTGGTAGAAATGGTGCAAGAAGAATTATGAAAAAAAAATATGGTAACAGTATATTGGGTAGAGATGTAGATCACAAAGATAGAAACCCAAGAAACAACAGTAAAGGTAATTTAAGATTACAATCTAAATCTTCTAATAGATCAAGGAATCAATAATGATATATAAATTTATAATAATCTTTTTTTTTGGAGTTTTTCAGTAATGCCTAAAATACCTACATTTACATCCGAAGCTAGACCTACAGCACAAGCTCCAAGTGTTGTATCTAATATACAAATACCTTTAAATGAAACTGTAGCAGGAGCATTAAGACCATTGGGTAAAGCTGCTGAAGATTATTATATAAAAGAAAAAGAAATTGAAACTAAAGTACAAGCTGGTGAATTAACTGCAGATGCAACTGTTGAAGTTTTTAATGCAGCTTCAGAAGCAGAATTAAAAAATACACCACAAGAAGGAATAGATTATTTTAATGAAAAATTTGAATCTATACAAAACAAATATAAAGCAAAAGCTCCTAATAAAAATGCAGGAGACCTTTTCAATATTACTTTTTCTTCAAACAAAAGTGTTTATGTTAATAACATTTTAAAAAAAACAAGAACTAATTTAGTTACTACTAGAGTTAATCAAGTAGATCAAAGAGTTAAATCAAAAATTGCATCAGCAGTAGCTTCCGAAAGTAAATTTGAATTTGATATTTTAGCTAAATCTGTAGAAGCAGATTATCAAGGTTTAGTTGATGATGGGATTATTGGTGCAAAAGACCTTAAACTTTACAAAGAAAAATTACCTAATTTAGTTGAGGTTGCACAAGTTAGAAAGATAGCAACAAACAATGCTGCAGAAGCATTTTTAATATTATCTGATTCAAAAAACTTTACTACAATTCAAGGTGAAGAAAGAAGAAAACTTATAAGCGAATTTGGTACACTTGCCAAACAACAAGCAGATTTATTATCATCTTCATTAGATGTAAGTATTATTGATCAATCAAATAAGTTTATGGAAAGATATGGAGACAATCAAAAATTTGGTTTTAGCACAGAAGAATTAGAAGAGTTTAAAACTGGAAACGAAGAAGCTGATAATCAAATAGTAACTTTAAATGAAAAAATAGTTAATAAAGAATTTAGTTTTGATACAAACTTTAATACTAACACAGATGTAATAAATAAAATAGCATCTGGTGAAATTAAAAATACTTCAACTAAATTTTTATTAGCAGGAGAAACAGAAGCTAAAAGTATTTTAGAAAGAGCTGGTGATAAAACTATTAATAATAAAGATTTTAAATTTTTATCAGATGTTATTATAAGAAATAATAATGATACTTTTAAAAAACAAGACCAACAATTTTTAAAATATTTTGAAAATCTTACACCACTACTTCAAGGTAATACTTTTTTAAATTACTTTGATAAAGAGTACAATGCTAAAGCTAGTGAATTAAGACAAACACTACACGCAAGATACTTAAATGGATTAGCACAAGGTGTTCAACCAAATGATTTATTAAGTTACACTTCTGAAAATTATATTGCTAAAGATATAAAAAATTATTTACCTAAAACTTCAGATTTGGGTAGCATTATTGTTGAAATGGCTGCAGAAAACAATTCTACTATTGATGGACCACCAAGGTTAGAGGGAGAAAATGCAGAACAATATTTAGAAAGAATTAAAAATAATCAAGACATTGACGTAGGTGATGATCCTAGTGCTAGTTTAGATGTAGATAAAAATGTGCAACAAGTAGGATTTGTAGGGGATTTAATTTTAGGTAAAGATAGATTTTTAATTGCTAATTGGAATAAACATTACCAAACTGATAATACTATAAAAAATTCTTTACTAGCAAGAGAAAGATTAAGTAGAGATTATACAGTTCCAGATGAAGCAGTATCTGCAATAGAAAATGCTGCTACAAATTTTGCAGGTGATCGTGGTTTTACAAAAGAAACTTTAATAGATTATTTAACTAAAATTGGTCAAATAGAAACACAATATAAAACAAAAATACAAAGAGGAAATAATCCAGAAATAGAAAACTTTTATGCAAGATCATATTGGCAAATAGAAGTAGATACTGCAAAAGATTTATTAAAAAATTCTTCTCCTGTATTTGGACCAAAATTTGAATCTACTTTTTCTAATTATGCAAAAAATGGTAAAACAGCTAGAGAAAGTTTATTAAATTTAGATGATGAAGATTTAGTTAATTTATTAGAAAAAGATGACACACTAGCTGCTAATATTGCAGCATCATTAATAGTAACTAGATTTAATACAGAAGAAGCATGAAATTAGCTGAACAAGAAACATTACTACAGCAAGGTGGGTTTAGCCAAACAGAAATAGAAAATTGGAAAAAAGACAAAGTATTAAAATTAAATGGTGCTGGATTTAGTAATGCAGAAATAGCAGAAGAATTTGGTATAGTTCCTACAGATACTAATTCTAATAAAGAATATTTTAATAGTGTAAAAGCTGAATTAGAAAACGAATACTATACACAAGAATCTATATCACCAGATGATGAACTATTATATCAATCAAAAATAGATCAAGCTGATGCTCCATCTCTAAAAGAAATAGTCGTAGGTAAAGAATTTGATGGAGACGAAATATTAAAAAGAGGTTGGGGTAAAACACTATATGATATGACATATAGATTAGCTACTGATGGAGGTTTATCAGAAGCATTTACACAAGAAGAACCAGAAGATTATACTTGGTTTGAAGGTTTATTGGAAAGAGGTTTAACACTTGGTGCAGAGCTACCTGTATATGGTGCAAGTTTTTTAGGAGGTACAGCAGTAACAGGTAATCCTATAGCTGGTGCATTTACTGCAGGTGCTATTCCGGGTGCTGCAAGAGAAACATTATTAAAATCATTAGAACAACAATCTTATGGACAACCAGTTGAAATAGTAAAAAATTTTTTAAAAGATGGAATTATTGAAGGTGCTAAACAAGGAACAATATTTGCAACTGCTGCTATTGCTCCACAATTAAAAATACCTTTTGTTGGTAAACTTGCAGACAGATACTTAACAAGGGTAGCATCACAACTTACAGCATTTGAAGGAGCTGGTGCAATACTTAATCAACAACTTCCAACATTAAGAGAGTTTAGTTATTCTGCAGTTATGTTTGGTGCATTAGGTGCTGTGCAACCTAAAAAAACTATGGAGAATAGAACTAAACAAATTTTTATAGATACAGGTAAAAAACCTAATCAAGTATTTAAAGATTCTTTAGTTGATAAAACTATATTAGAAGATGTTGCATCAAGAAATTATGTAAGAGCTTACAATAAATTATTAGATAGAAAAACTGTAGAAAAAAAAATACAACCAGAAAAACCAAAACAATTATTTAAAGATGAATTAGCAAACAAAGCTGCAGAAAATATTGCGTTTAAACCTAAAGTAGAAATACCAACTGTTGAAAGATTAAAAGAAATGGGATCAACAGTTAAAAGAAAAACAATTATAGAAGGTATTGATACAAAATATCCTGTACTAGAAGCATTAAGAGAAGCAAAGGTAAATACTAAAACTGGTTTAGAAAAATTAAATTTATATGAACAAACAAGAATACTTGAAGGTATGCCAAACAGAGCTGCATACTTTATTGAATACAATACTTTAAATGGAAAAACATTAGCAGACAAAGGTTTAGGATTAAAAGATATAACAGCAGATATTGTTAAAAAAGGTAAAAATGAAATGCAACTATTTGAAACTTATCTTACAAACAGAAGAGCAGTAGAATTAAATGCTAGAGGTATTGAAACAGGATTTGATATTGCAACTGCAAAAGCATTTACTAAAAAATATAAATTACAATTTGAAGAAGCAGCAAAAAAAATAGACACATACAATAGACACCTTTTAGAATATGCTGTTGATGGTGGTTTAATATCTAAAGATGCTTTTAATGCTATGACAGAAGCAAATAAAAACTATGTTACATTTGCAAGAGAATTACCTAAAGATGGTAAAAAAGGTTATACTGAAGGATCAGTAAATCCTTTTAAAAGAATTAAAGGAAGTAAAGAAAGAGTATTTCCACCATTAGATGCTATTGTAAATAATACAAACAAAATTGTAAACCTTGCAGAACGAAACCAAGTTAAAGTTAATTTTATAGATTTTATAGCAAAGAAAAAAGGTGCGGCTGAAGCTGTTAATGCTCCAGATCCTTTTCCTTATATTAATAAAACAAAACCAATATTAAAACCTATAAAAATTCAAAGAAAAGAATTAGAAAGATTTTTTGAAAAATCAGAAATAGATAAAATGTCAGATAAAGCTGTAAGTGAATTTACAATATTTAGACAAGAATTTACAGCTACAGATAAAGGTCAAATACTTATTAAAAGAGATGGTAAAACAGAATCTTGGGATGTGGGTGTTGATTTAGCAAATGCTTTTAAAACAATGGATCAACAAGGATCTAGTATGTTAATGAATTATTTGGGTGCTCCCGCAAGAACATTAAGAGCTGGTGCAATATTAATACCAGACTTTGCTGTACCTAACTTTTTTAGAGATACTATTCAAGCAAGTTTTTTAAATAAAGTTGGATTTGTTCCAATACAAGATTCAATTATTGGTGCATTTAATATTATTACAAAAGGTAATAATAAAAAAGCTATGGCAATGTATAAAAAATATGTAAAATCTGGTGGTATGCAATCTACATTGTTAGCTGTTGATAAACCAAATATATTTGATGGTAAAGTTTTTGACATATTAAATAAAGGACCAATAAGAAATTCAGACAGAGGTATATTAGCTCCATTTAAAGCACTAACAAGATTGTCAGAGGAAATGACAAGATTTAGAATTTTTGAAAAAACTTATAAAAAAGCTATTGAAAAAGGTTTAACAGAAAAACAAGCTCTTGAAAGAGGAGGGTTTGAAGCTAGGAATCTTTTAGATTATGCTAAACGAGGATCACTAGGTGCAACTGTAAATAGATTAGTTCCATTTTGGAACGCAAGAGTTCAAGGTTTAACAAGGGTATATGAAGCATTTAGAGATCAACCCGGAAGAACATCTGCTATGATTGGTGCTTACATTGTAATACCAACACTAGGTTTTTATATGTTAAATAAAGATGATAAAGATTATAAAGAAGAACCAGAATGGATTAAACAAAATTATTGGTATTTTAAAATAAATGATAAACCATACAGGTTTCCAAAACCTTTTGAAGTAGGTACATTAGTTTCGTCTGTTATTGAAAAAACTTTAGATTGGGTAAGAACAAATGAACCTCAAGAATGGAAAAAATTTACATATAATTTCTTTATAAATAATGCAAAAGGATTTTATCCTATTCCTACTGTTGCAAGACCTTTTATAGAAAATTTTATGGATTATAGTTTTTTTAGAGATGCACCGATAGTTCCAAAATCATTAGATAAAAATTTACCTAATAAATTTTATTATACTGAATATACATCTGAAACATTTAAGTTGCTTTCTAAAACAATTAATGGATTAGTAGGAGATGACAGTTTTCTTGCAACAAAACCTATTCATGCAGAAAATGTATTTAGATCATGGACCGGTGGATTGGGTAGATATATTATAGATACTTTAGATTATGCTATAATTAAAGCTAAAATTATAGAAGATCCTATAAAACCTACAGACACACTATCTAAAATACCAGTTATTAGAGCATTTGATGTAAGAGATGTACCCGGATATTCAGCTCAATCTATAGTTAGATTTTTTGAAGAATTTGAAAAAGTTGAGACTATTATAAATGGTATGGATTTTGCTAAAAAGGCAGGAGATTTTGAGGAATACCAAAGATTAAAAGAAACATTAAATGTAGACGAAGTTCAATTATTAGAATATAGAAAATCAATAAAAGAGATAGATAAGCAGATAAGAAACATATATAACTTAAAAGAATTTCCAAATGGTGATATACCAACACCAGATGAAAAAAGAGAGTTGATAGATGACTATTATAAATTAATGATAAATTTTGCTCAACAAGGCTTAAGTTATCTTGAACAAACAAGAAAAAAGTAATATAGAAAAGTAATATGACAGTATCAAGCACAACAGTAAAAAATTCGTATTCGGGTAATGACAGTACAACTGAATTTGCCTACACATTTAAAATATTTGCAGACACAGATT